CGCGACTGATCTTCACCTCGACGTCGATGATGCGCAGGTTCTCGGTGACCACCAGCAGGTCGCACTCGTTGCCAGTCCAGTTGCAGTTCGGGATCGCCATCAGGTAGCGGCGCTTGAACGTCTGGTGCGCGATCGCGCGGGCGATAAGGCGCTCGTTCCACGGCACGAATTGGTCGCGCGCAGCGTTCATCCCAGCTTCCCCTGCAACCCCTGCAGCGCGCGCAGATGGTCGACCGCGACCCGCTGCCCATACGGCTTGAGGCTCAGCAGCAACGCGACACCTTGAGCCACATCAACACCGTGCGTACCGCTGAGCGCATCATTGACGCTGGGGGAGCGCGTCGGCAGCGAAATGGGTGCGCAAAACTCGACGCACAGGCAGTCGGTCGGGTGGTCCTGCGAGCTGAGCCACGTTGCAACGGATTGGTGACGCGCCTCGGCCTCTTTCAGCCAGCCAGGGCGGGCGTTCATGCCAGCTCCCGGGGCGGCTGGCTATGCGAGACACGGAGACGGGCAGGGAGCATCGTGCACTCGTCCCAGCCGGCCTGCCATTCAGCGATCGCGGCGGCGCCCGGGTTCATGTTGTGGTCGTTGCGGCTCTTGCCAGCTGCGCGTGCTGCTCGGCCGCGGGCGCGGATCGCGTCCTTCGAGATGATCGGTTCGTCCATCAGGTTCCCTCGGTGGTTGCGGGCGCTCTACGGCGCCGCGGTTGAACGCTAGTTGGGTTGCTCGGTCGAACAGCCCGCTGGTGGCGGCTCGGTGCTGACCTTGTGTTTCTTAGCCAGCTTTTGCAGGTTGGAAACCAGCGTGAACGAGGGCCGCTTAGTTCCGCACCGACCGGCCTCCATCTGGCATACCGTGGGCTGCGAGCATCCGATTTCCTGACCAATTACCTTCTGGCTCAGGCCTTTTTGTCGCAGCTGGGAAATGGTGTATTGGATGTTCATAGGCAAATTATAGGCATACCTATTTTATAAAGTCAATTGGTATCCCTATGTGTTAGAAAGCGACAATATCGGGATGACTATAGGAAGCAGAGTACGAGAGGCCAGAAAGGCCCGAGGGATGAGCCAGAAGGCGCTGGCCGACAAAATCGGCATCAAGCAGCCGTCGCTATCGCAGCTTGAAAGCGGGGAGTCGCACAGGACGACCTACATTTCGCGGATAGCTACAGAGCTGGGTGTGAATGCTCTGTGGCTGGAAACCGGGCGAGGGCCGCGCGATGCGGCAGGGGCAGGGCAGAGCACGCCATCCTCAGGCTCGCTGAACCTGAAAGCCGAAACGGCTACCGAATTGCAGATGCTGCTGGTCTACCGCTCAGCGAACGAGCGTGAGCGGGAGGCGGTTGACGACCTCATTGATGAGCTGCGTTTGAAGATCGAGGCCCGAGCGAGGGACCAAGTGAAGCTGACGGGGTAGTTGTACCGGGTGCTTTTCCGCTTGCTTGCGTCCGGTACTCAGGATCAGGTCACGACCGAAATCATCAGTCGCGAGATAGTACAAACAGAGCGCCTTGAGTTGCTCCCGAATCGCGCTTTGGTCGTCCCTCGATTGCAACACGGTCATCTTCATAAGCTGGCCCAATCACTAACAGTCCCTCGTCTGACAACGCTTACTATCTTTTCCTCAGGGAACCAATATATGCCTGTCGGGTTCTGGTAGTCCAGCGTCATTACCGGGATTCGAGTCGGAGATTGCAACCAAATATTTCCGTTCAATATCTTTCTATAATCGTGGCAACGATTCTCATAGGGAGGTAAGGCTTTGGAATGGCGGTCACTTAACAAAGAAGTGTTGTTTTTTGGAGCCACCAACCTTGGTGGCACATGGGCTTCGGCAATTTCTTGATGCGCAACAATCGCGCGATGGAAAAGAAGCCCAAATCTAGACACTTGAAGACCACTGTAAGGCTCCCGGCACCACTCCAAGAGGCGCTGAGAGAGGCGGCGATAGTGAACGACCACTCGATGAATGACGAGATCATCCAGCGGTTGCAGTTTTACCCGATAGCGACCCGCCTGGACGAGATAGAGCAGCAAAACGCCGAGCTGCGGCGCATGGTGCAACAGCTCATAGATCGATCGAACTAGGAGGGCGGTATGCTTAAGGCTTCGTGCTTGGCGGTGTTGATTCTTTCCGTTGCGCTTGCGGGCTGCGCGACCAATCGTGCTGCGAAAAACCTGCAGCGGTACGTGGCAACCCAAAAGCCGCGGGCTCAGGCTGGCGCCGTGAAGTGGTCGGAGTACTACCGCGGGCTGTACAACCAGGGGAGCGCTGCCGGCCTGCCCGGCGATACCCTCGGGCGCATGAACGAAGCCATCCGCGATGCCGAGCAGTACGAGGCCGGCACCATCAGCGAGAGCGAATTCAACTACCGGCAGCGGGCGCTCAACGCTGCCGACAAGTCCGCCCAGCAGCAGCGCGCCCAGCAGGCACGCCAGAACAGCATGGCGCAGATGGTAGCCGGCGCCCAGCTCATGCAGGCAAGCGGGCCCTACACGCTCCCGCAGCCGCAGCCAATCCCGCAGCCACAGCAAGTCGCGACCCCTCCAGCCGTCATTATGGGCTTCCTGCAAGGTCAGTCCGTCAGTGGAGCTCTGCGCTACTGCCGCTACAGCAACGGCGTCGTCTCGACCGTCAGCGTGGCCGCGTTCTGCCCGATGAGCACGCAGTAATCCACTCCCAGCCCCGCCGCCAGCCCGCCTAGCGCGGGCTTTTTTACAACCGTTGCTTTTTGCTCGACAAAAATATAGGAATACCTATTGACACAATAAATAGGAACGCCTATAGTTTGCTCCAACGAACCGAGCCCGACCGCCCTCTTGGAGACCCGAATGACCACAACCCGCTTCCTGCTCAGCCCCGACGCCACGTTCCCGGCGTACGTCGCACCGGCTGACGTTGCGAACTACCCCGGCTGGATCGACTGCACCGAGATGGCGCCGGAAGAGTTCCAGGCGCTCGTGGCCGAGAAGCTGGCCGTGCGTCCGTACATCGTCGGGATGGCGCTGGCATGAAACGCGACCTCTCCACCGAAGAAGCCCGCGACCAGAAGATCGCCCAGCTCACCAACGCGCACCTGTCGCGCCGCCTGGGCGACTTGATCCGCGGCGACCAGAACGCGATCCGCACCGTGGACGAGGCGCTGTCGCACGAGCTCTGCAAGCCCGAGGTGATGGAGCAGCTGATCATGCTGGCCGTTACCGATCAGCGGCACGCCGGCGCCAAGCTCTGCTCCCTGATCGAGCAGGTCGTTCGCGCGGACGCCGAGTACGACGCGATCAAGGAAGTCGAGCAGATGGAGCGCGACTGCGCCGCCAGCGTGGCTGAGGCGTGCGCGGAGCAGAACGCGTTCGTGCGGCTGGTAATGAACCAATAACCACAACAGGAGAACATGATGAAAGTCACGACAGCGATGCACGCATACATCCAGCCGCACAACTCGATTAATCCGCAAGACCTCCCCACTGAAAAGGGCGTGCGCTCGCTGTTCTTCACGGGCAACAGCAGCGGCAGCAGCGACAAGTTCTGGAACGAGCAGGGCTACACGTACGTCGGCCAGGCCACCGTGACCGTCGAAGTGCCGGACATGCACGTGCTGGTCGACAACAAGGTCGAGGCGCTGCGCCAGCAAGAGGTGGCAATCCGCGCCGAGGCTGTCGCGAAGTGCACGGCGATTCAGGCGCAGATCCAGAACCTGCTGGCCATCGAGTACACGCCGGTGCCGGCCGAGCAACCGGGCGGGGAAGGCTGACCATGCTGACGATCCTCTACCAGGGCAAGCCGAGCGACGGCGACCACTGGCTTGTGCTGCCCGACGGCTTCGTGCCGACATACAAAACCCTCGGCTACGCCACGCGCGAGCTGGTGCTGCGCGATGACGCCGAGGCGGCGAAGAACGAGCACTTCAATGCGGCGCTCGAGCAGGCAGCGGCAGTGATCCGCGCGGAGCTGGGCGTGGTCGAGGGCGCAGCGCTGGTGACCAAGGTGCTGGCCAAGAAGCTGCCGGTGAAGGTCGAGGTGTCGGCATGAAGCGCCTCATCAAGTCCGCGCTGCTGTGGCTGAACGCCTGGCGCTTCAAGTGCAGCGAGGATGACGCGGCGCACTTCCAGTCGCAGCGCCTGAACCTGAGCGCGCACGAGAGCCGCGAGCGGATCAAGCAGCGCAAGCTCCGCATTCAGCGCGACCGGTTCAATCAGTGGTGAATTCAAACAAGGGAGAGAGCATGGAAGGGAAACATAACCCCGGGCCGTGGCGCGTTGGCCGCAATGGTTCCTGCGTCGTGGCGGACACGCCAGTTCCTGAGATGGGTGGCAGCGACGCAGTGGACTACTACGGCGGCCACATGATCGCGGAATCGGTCGTGCCCCGCAACGCGCCGCCGCTGGCCGCTGCACCGGAACTGCTGGCGGCCCTTCAAGGCGAGCACCAGGCCATCGACTGGCTGATGGCGCGCTTGGTGGAACTCGACCCGAAGTTCTTCCCGAGCCAGTCGCCTGTGTGGGCGCAGGTCGTCGCGGGAAAAGACGCCATCGACAAAGCAACCGAAGCCGCCTGATGCTCCACTTCATCCGCACCCAACACCGTTTCTACCGCAGCGCCGGCTTCGGCCGGAAGGCAATGACGCGTGCGGTGCGCGTCTATTTCATCGGTTTCTAAGGAGATTTTATGAGTAACGCCCTTGCCATCGTAACCGGCGCCATCCAAGAAGCGCGCGACGACTTCTCGCGCGTGCTGGTCGACCGCTCGCTCAGCTTCGAGCGCGAGTCCGGTTTCGCTATCCAGCAGCTGCAAAAGAACGACTACACGCTCGGCGTGGCGATGAAGAACAAGCAGTCGGTGATCAACGCGGTGACGAACATCGCGGCCATCGGCATCAGCCTGAACCCGGCGCGCAAGCAAGCGTATCTCGTGCCGCGCGACGGTCAAATCTGCCTCGACATCAGCTACATCGGCCTGCTCGACCTGGCTGTCCACTCGGGCTCCATCATGTGGGGGCAGGCCGAGATCGTGCGCACGAACGACGCCTTTATGCTCAACGGCTTCGACAAGCCGCCCACGCATACCTTCGACCCGTTCTCGGATGAACGTGGCCCGATCCGCGGCGCGTACGTGGTGGTCAAGACGCACAGCGGCGACTACCTGACCACAACGATGTCGCTGGAGGACATCTACAGCATCCGCGACCGCTCGGAAGGCTGGAAGGCATTCGCCGCGAAGAAGATCAAGAGCACTCCCTGGGCGAGCGACGAAGGCGAGATGATCAAGAAGACGGTCATCAAGCGCGCGTACAAGCTCTGGCCGAAGACCGAACGGCTGGATCAGGCGATGGAGCACCTGAACAACAAGAACGGCGAGGGTCTGTCCGACAAGCCGGAAGACTGGATCGACGTGGCGCCGATGATTGCCGAGGCGCTGGCAACGCGCACCGATGCCGAAGCGCTGGCCTACTGGAAGGCCAATAACGGGCAGCTGGCCAACCAGCCGGCCGACCACAAGAAGCTCAAGGAAGAGATTGCGCGCCATCGCGCGAACCTGCGCAAAGCCGCCGACGAGTCGCGCACGGTCGATGTGCAGGCTAAGCCGGTAGCCGAACCGCAGCCGGGCGCTGGCGAAATGCCGCCGCCGCTGAGCGACGAAGAACTTGATCTGCAGCGAGGCGCAGCATGAAGTTCATCGAATGCCTCCAGGGTACGCCCGAGTGGTTCGCCGCGCGCTGCGGCAAGATCACGGCCAGCGAGTTCGCTACGGTTTGCGCACTGGTCGGCATGTTGACGCCACAGCAGGCAACCTACGCCGATGCTGTCCGCAAGGGCATCCCAACGAAAGATGCGGCGGTCATAGCTGGCTACAAGGCCGCTCCCAGCTCCGACATCATCCGCCGCGCGCTGGCCGGCGAGCGCACCGAGGACTGGTCGGACACCGCGAAGCGCTACGCCGCCGACCTGTCGATCGAGCGGATCAGCGGCCAGCCCTACGGCGAGCCGCCGAAAGCATGGGTACTTGAGCGTGGCCACCAGATGGAAGCCGCCGCGCGCCGCATCTACGAAGGCCGCACGGGCGCGTTCGTCACCGAGGCTGGCATCTGCGTTACCGACGACGGCGTGTTTGGATACAGTTCCGATGGCCTGGTGGACGATGACGGCCTCATCGAAATCAAGGCGCCCATCGACAGCCTCAAGCTACTCGCCATGTGGCAGACCGGCGACACGTCCGAGTACGACCATCAGATGCAAGGTGGCATGTGGATCACCGGCCGCAAGTACTGCGATTTCATCATGTACGCGCCTGATCTCGCGGCAGTCGGCAAAGACCTGTACGTGAAGCGCATCTTCCGCGACGACGCCTTCATCGACGCCATGGTGGCGCGGCTGGCCGAGTTCGACCGGCTCGTCGCTGCGAACGTCGAGTTGTTCAGGAAGGCCGCGTAATGCAGCGCTTGTCCGTCTGGTGCGCCCTGCGCTGCCGAGAACCCGAGTTCCAGCGGTTCCTGGGCGTCACCAACGAGCAGGCTGCAGCCGACAAGGTGCGCTCAGTGTGCGGCATCGAATCGCGCGCTGAGCTGGACGCCGACGCCGAGGCGGCGCAGCGCCTGCATGACCGGATCCGCAAGCCGTTCATCGAATTCAACGAAAGGGAGCGCGAAGAGGCGTTCCAGCAGTAACAACACCACAACTACCCAAGACCAGGAGAAATGATGTTCGAGATCGCCAACCTCAAGACCCAGCTTGCTTCCGTCAACCCGCGTGCCGAGTGCCACGGCAAAGAAAAGCGCCCGGCTTGCGACCTCAAGCTGATCTGCGCCATGCCGAACGACGTACTGATCGACTTCCACCCTGAGCTGCGCGGGCTGCTCTACAAGCGCAATGATGACCCCGACCTCGTGGAGCAGGCTGATCTGGACGCGCTGACCGCATTGCGCTTCCCGAAGCTGGGCAAGCTGAAATGGGATTTCGAGGCCGAAGGCTACAGCCTGCGCGTGGCGTACGGCATCGGCGGCCCGAGCGACATCAACCTGGGCGACTGCAAGGTGCACAAGGTTGCGTTCCTGCCTCAGCAGGGCGGCACGGTATCGGTCGAGTGCACGGTGATCGCGCATCCCGAGACTGCAGATTATGGCCGTCTGTGCGAAATGATCCAGCAGACGGTGGAGATGGAACTGACGCCGCCGGCGCCGCAGACTGTGCAGGAGCTGTTCGGCGACGAGCCGAAGAAGGTGGTACTGGACCCCGCGGCTGCTTGGCCGTTTCCCGAGCGCACCCACTAAACCACCACCAAGGGAGACAACATGGACAAGAACAATGCTGTGGGCGGGCTGACGGATAGCGCGATCCTGAAAATTTCCGAGGATGAGGCAATCAACTGCGTGACGGACGAGCGCCGCCCCGACAACGCCACAATTATCACCTTCGCCCGCGCCATCGAGCGCGAGGCACTCGCTACCCGCGCCCCAGCCGATCTGCGCTCGCAGGACACGATTAACGCAGCGTTCGAGGATCACCATTGCGGCTACGTGTTCCCGAGCGATGCCCTGCGCGGCGGCGCGCTGAATCAGTTCTCTTGGGGCTGGCATGCTGCGCTCAAGATGGTGCTCTCCACCACCAAGCAAGTAAGCGAGCCGGTCGAGTACCAAGGTCGCATGCGCCCGATGTGGAAGCCCGAGGGCGAGGGCTGGACGGAGTGGGCGAAGTGCTCGGAAGGCACGTACGACGACTACAAGCGCGTGCCGGTCAACAACGACTGGCAGTTTGAATCGAGGGCGCTCTACACCACCCCGCCGCATCCTGCCGAAGCGCCCGCGCCTGCGGCCCTGATCCGCGCCTACAACAGCGGATACAAGGCCGGGCATCACGATACGGTCGAAGCGCAGTACGCCGACATTTCGCAGCGCGACATGGACACGTACCACGCTGATGTCGTGGCCGATCTAATCGCTGACGGGACGCTTGCAGCATCCCCCGTACCGGCCAATGATGTGCAAGGGGAGCGGAAGTCCACCGATCTGTCGAAGCAGTTGCGCGAGTACGCGAAAAATCCCGGCTACAGCCACAACGATTATGCCGACACGATGCGCCAAGCCGCCGACGAAATCGAACGCTACTACGGCGGCATGCTCGCCTGGAAGCGCACGGCAGAAGCCAAGGACCGCGAGTTCGCAGCGTCCCTCTCCACCCCTTCTCCTGTCTCGGCAAGCGAGCGAGTGCCGGAGGAGATGGTCGAAGCGGTCGTCATGGCAGCGCGCTCCATCCTGTACTCGCACAAGCTTAGCGAGTTCGTTGACAGCGATGGCGAGCAGCTTCCGCTGGTGGACCACCTTTCCAATCCAGCAGCGGTCACGATCCATAGCGGGCAGGCCGAGATTGAGCTGATCGCCGACGCAATCGGCGACGAGTTCCAGCAGATTGCAAAGGCTTTTGTACAGCCAGCCGCGCCAGCCGACGACAGCCACGGGTTCAAGAACTTCCACCGGATGCTGTGCGATCGGTTCGGTTACGTGCATGACGAGCGTGATTGGCGGCGCGATCAGGTTTCGCTGATGGAGCACATCGCAAAGCTGGCCGCGCCAGCCTCCCAGGTGCGGGATGATGAGCTCGTGCGCGACCGGGTGTTGGAGGAAGTAGCGCAAGAAATCGACAGTTACGCCGACTCCAGCCTCGAAGGTGCGCAACTTGAGGCTGCCATCACTTTCGTGAAGCTTATCCGCGCCCTCCGCACTCCCGCAAGCAATGGCAATGGCAATGGCGAGAAGGGAGGCGCGTAACATGGGCCGTGAACTGGACGATATCTACTCGGCATTGCGGGACGGGCTGCGCGCTGCTGAATCCCTGATGACTTGGCAGCGCGGATGCGATGGCCGCGACAACGTGAACTCGATCATCAATAACATCAAGCAAGGCAACGAGGCGTATGAGCGGCTGAGCCGTGACCTTCGTGATGGGCGCAAACATATCGCAGACCACAGCGACGATCACTATCCGACCGTGCGCGCGGCTAATCTTGAGAAGGCCGACGAAGGCTACAAGCTTTGCGAGTCCTGCAAGGGCGAAGGCACGACGATGATCGCCCGCATGTACCCCACCGGCCATACCGAATGCACGGAGGAATGCCCCGATTGCGACGGCGAAGGCCAGATCGAACTCGCCCCAGCCACCAATGGGACTGCCAGCCAGGAGGCGAACCAATGACCGCGCTCGCAGCAATCATCGTGACCGGCATCGTGGGCGTTGTCGGCCTCATCGTCATTTACAAGATCGGGAAATAACCATGACCCAAGACCAAGACAAGAACCAGAGCGGCGATGCCGCGCCAGAATGCGCAAACTGCGGCGATACCGGCATTGGCTGCAAGACGTGTGACATGGCTACCCGCGCCGACCCCGCCACCCCAGCACAGCAGCATGTGGCGCTGGCAGATGGGCAGGCGAAGGGGGAGGTGCCGTATGCGGTATGGCAGGAGCGCGTAGCGTGCGCCCGTATTGCTGACGCTTTCGCTCACGAAGAGGGGCCAGGTGAGCGCCGCTATTCGGGCAATGTCATCAGCGCACGCATTCTAGGTCGTACCAAGAGCCGCGTTGCCGACCCCATCACCGCACCAGCCCCAGGCGCACCGGCAGCGGGCGATGGCCACCCTAAAAGTCCTCACAATATCTGTCGCCAAATCGAGAGCGGCCTTCGGGAACACATCGCAAAACTGGACGCCGAGATTGCCGACCTGCGCGCCGCCCTTGCAGCACAGGTGCCTGCTGTTGCGGTGGAGGCGTTGCGCGACGAAGGCGGCTGGCTTGTCGAGCGCGATTCCCCGGCATGGTACTTGACGGCGTGCTGTGATGGTCGCTTTGGCTGGAGCCCTATTGCGGCCGACGCGCTGCGCTTCTCGCGCAAGCAGGACGGCGAGGCCATCTGCCGTATCGTGAAAGAGGCCGAGCGGGTTTGCTTCCACGTATGGGATGCTACCCAGCCCGCCGCATCCGCTCCGGTGAGCGAGAAAGGCGGTGCAGATCATGGCTAAGCAATGGACGAAGAGCGAAGCGAGGCAGGAGGCGCGCCGCTTTGCGGTTGCCCAGCTCGAAAATCAAGACCAGCCCGATTGGTGTGATGACGCCGGAGTGCCGGAACACCTGTGGCCTGTTTTCAACGACGAGATGAAGCGCATCGCGGCGCGCATTCGCTCTACCATCAAAGGAGGTGCCCAATGAGCGCCGAACTGAAACCGTGCCCGTTCTGCGCAGCTCGCGCCGAATTTGATAACGACGATCACGGCTATGTATGGGTCGTTTGCACCGGCTGCGGCGTCACCAGTGATACTGACAGGCATACCGACGAGGATGCGAGAACCCGGCTTGCTGCCGCCTGGAACCGTCGCGCCGCTCCGGTGAGCGCAGATCGGGTGGAGGGGGAGTGCGAGCTGTT